ATAGTATCTACATGGACTGCAAGCGCAGACGCATTTGTTGTTAAGTATGAATATCAGTGGTCAACAGATAATAGCAACTGGAATAGCATAGATGTTGAGGGTACGCAATTTACGATAAGCCCAACTGTCGGTGCGGCTACTTACTACACTAGGGTACGGGCGGTAAATGATATTGGTGTTCACAGTGCATTTGTTACTGCTAACGTAACAGCACTAGGAGATTCAACTGCCCCTGCTGTACCTAGTTCGGTATCAGCAACTGGAGGCCAAGGGTCAATCACCTTGTCATGGACTAACCCGACAGATAAAGATTTTTCAAATGTAGAGATACACAGATCAACAAGTTCAGGCGGTACATATACAGCGGTAGCCAGTGTTGCGGGTGGCTATGGGTTGCCTTCATCGTTTGTTAACGGATCGCTTAATGATTCGACTGCATATTACTACAAGTTAAAATCTGTCGATTACAGCGGGAATAAGTCAGCGTTCACTGGTGTTGTTAATGCAACTACAGATGCCCCTGCATCGCCACCAAGGGCAGATAATGGCTATGTTTACTATACGGTTTCAAGTGCAAACGCGCCTAGTACGCCAAGTGCAACATCGTACAATTACAATACCGCATCATTCGGTGGTCTGAGTACAAACTGGCAAAAGAACCCCCCAACTATTAACGGAGCAGATGGCAAATTCTGGGCTAGTAGTTTCACGATTACAGAAGCGACATTCGGAGGCGCACAGACAATTACGTTTTCTGCCCCGTTTGCATCTACACAGTTTGATGGCTTGGTTACATTTACAACCTTAAACTCAGAATTGGCAAATGCCTCTAGCACTGAAATTACAACCATTAATGGCGGTCTGTTAAAAACAGGAACTATTGATGTTGCATTGGTTAATGTTACAGGAACAACGCAGAGTAACTTTGAACTTAAATCGTCAGCAAGCGGATCACGATTAGTCATTCAGAATGATAAAATATTGATCTATGACGGCACTACAGTAAGAGTTAAGCTTGGGAATCTTGCGTAATGGCTTATGGTTTACAGGTATTTGATACAAGCGGCAATGTACGGCTAGATACTTCTGACAGGATGGTTCGCTATCATAGCACCGTATCAGGAACAATCACGCAGTCAACATCTCCTATAACTGTTTACGTTGCGGGAATAACAAACGATGGCACATGGGGCATGAGTAACGATGTACCACTTGCAGGAAGCTACAGCAGTACAGATGATGTAAAGCTTGAGTTTGCCAGTACTAACTATATCAAGCTGACTATACAGCATACTAACTCAGGTAATTTTAATTACAGAGTGCAAATATTTAGGATATAAAAATGGCATACGGAATTGAAACGCAAAATGCGTCTGGGTTCACATTAATAGATGGAACGTTGCCACAGTTAAAAAGGGTTGCGTCTGGTACTGCTACGGTATCAAGTTATTACAATATGGTTTCGCAAGGAGGCAGTAGACAGCAAATTATTTCTATAAATACAGCGTACAACAATAAGGATATTTTTGTATTCATTAAGCCTACTACTGAATCTGGCACAAAAAATTGTGGCGTTTGGAAATATAAAGATAACAATCAGTGGAAGCTATGGTTTTGGGCTACAAGTTTTCCTACCAATGAAACTATTAGCTATGCAGTATTTATAGGAAATTCTTCTGATGCAACAAATACAGGGTATGGGCTAAATGTATATAATTCATCTGGTGATATAGGGTTTAGTTCCAACAGGGTAAATATTAGAGCGCAACAGGCATCGATGGGATTGTTAAGCAGAAGCACAGACATTGGTCCACTTACTCACAGTTCATTGTCAGGAGTGTATGCTTTATATACAGGTACAAATTTTGTTGAAAGATATTTTGATGGTCCAGATGATTTTGATCCGAATACGGACTCTATGCAAGAAGAAGGTTACACAATTAACTGGTATCACTCGACAATAGAGTGGAACTACAGTTCTAAGCAAATAAAAATGTTTGCGCCTTCTTACTATTCAACTGGTACTGTATTTGTTGGCCCGACTAAAGGCGGTTCATCAACTAGAACATTAGTCACAGGTACAATGGTATGATAAAAGTCGCAATGGTAAAAGCAAACGGAGAGGTTGGATATATCATTTCCCCTGCCGTTGATTCTGACTATGTAGATGGGCAGGAGTATGGAGACTATACAGCTAGAATAATCTCGCATGATTCTGTTGATGATGAATACATATTTGAAAAATACTGGTCTGATGGTTGGCAAAGTAAAGGATCGCAACCTTCTGATTGGCATGAGTGGGCTGATGGTTCATGGGCTCTTAATACTGATTGGCTATTTAGCGCGATCAGAAATGAACGAACTATGCTTTTAGCATTAAGCGATTGGGCAGTGATGCCAGACAGCCCGTTAAGCGATAGCAAGAAAGCAGAGTGGGCAACATACAGGCAAGCATTACGCGATGTTCCCGCTAATAATTCGGATGCAACCGATCTCAGTGATATAATATGGCCGACTAAGCCGGAGTAGAAAATGATTTATCAATTAGTGAAAGACGATACAGGTGTATCAATACAAGCAACCCTAACTAGGGCGAATGATGGCAGTGCGATTAACTGCGAGAACGGTACTGTGCGCCTGAAGGTGCGGCAGAAGGGATCAACGACTACCCTTTTTACTGTTACGGCAGGAAACTCAGGCACTAACCTACAGAATGGGATAGCGATATTCCAGTTTGAGGCAGGGCAGTTAGATTTAACAGAAGGTTACTATGAAGGCGAGATAGAAATCACCTTTAGCGATAACACTGTGGAAACTGTATTTGAAACTTTAGAGTTTTACGTTCGCGCTGACTTTGCATGATTAAATTATCTGCGTTTTTAAACAGGGCTTTAGCGAAGGTTGCCGAAAGAAGGGCAAAGGCTGAGATCGAGTTTAATAATGCGATAGCTGATATTAAAGAGCGCAGAGCCAAGGCAGAGATAAGTCACAATCGCGCTGTATTTGAAGCTATATTTATTTCTATCAGGATACTTTCTAAAGAGTTTGCTGATGCAACAGGTGTCGCTGATGCTCTTGCAAAGGTTATTGGCAAGGCACTGCAAGACAGCGCAACTATATCGGATGATTCGACTCACGCCATCGGCAAAACAAATTTAGAAAATGTTGCATTAAGTGAACAAACACCAAAGAATGTAAACAAGCCTAAACAAGATAGCGCGGCAGTTGCTGAAGCGAACGTAAAAGCGTACGGAAAAAACAGCCAAGAAGCTATATCGCTTATCGATACGCAAACTAATGCAGTTGGCAAAGGGTTTAATGAATTACCGCAGATTACAGATGCGCTTGCATTACAGGCATTAAAGTCACTAGCTGAACAGGCCATAGTTACAGACAGCGAAAGCAAAGGTATAGCAAAGGCATTTAGTGATAGTGCAGGGTTTACAGATTCTGTAGTGATAGCTAGGTTGTTTCAAAGGGCATTCGCGGAATCGCCTTCTGTATCTGATGTTGCTACGTTCATTGTTAACTTGACCAAATCAGACCAAGCTGACCTATCAGAGCAGATAAGCCTAGCCTACGCAAAGGTAAAAGCTGACAGCGCAGGAATAGGCGATCAAATAGCTATTGCAGTATCAAAAGGATTAACGGATGCCGCAGGGGTATCTGAAAACATAGATATTTTACGGCAGAAGGTTTTAAGCGATTCTGCAACGTGGTCAGACGATCACAGCATGGATTTCCACAAATTCATCACTGAAGGGTTATTTGCTACGGATGACTTAGATGGTGAAGCGACAGCGCAAGACGATCAGGAAATGTCATTTGTAAAAGTGCGTACTGATCTGGCGGTATTGTCAGACAATCTTGTGAGTACACAAGGCAAGGCAAATAGTGATACAATCGGGTCAACTGATTCTGGTTCTCTGCGCGGCCAAGGTTATGCGGAGTTTAGTTATTTTTTAGAAGATTATGTCGGTTACAGCCGAACTTTTTAGAGGTGCAAAATGTTAAACGAAAACTTAAAACTGCGCGGTGATGTTGCCCTTGTCTTGAAAGACAAAAATGGTAACGTAAAAGAGACGCGCGAAATCAACAATCTGATTGTGTCGGCAGGGCTGACATTTATCTGTTCACGCATGGCGGGTGCATCTGCTAACGTAATGTCACACATGGCATTGGGTTCAGGCACTACTGCCGCCGCCGCAGGGCAGACTGATCTAGTATCTATTCTAGGCTCCAGAGAGGCATTAGACAGCTCAACTGCGTCAAGCAACACCATTACCTATGTTTCTTCTTTCGAAGCGGGAGAAGGCACTGGGGCGGTTACAGAGGCGGGTATATTTAATGCCGCATCTAGTGGAGATATGCTTTGCCGTACAGTGTTCTCAGTGGTGAACAAGGAAGCCGACGATACTATGTCAGTTACTTGGACTATTACTTTAACTGCATCTTAATTTAGAAGGGGCTACCAATGTCTACGATTACTACAAGATCGGGCAAAGGATCGCCCCTAACAAATAATGAGGTTGATGCTAACTTTACCAACCTGAATACGGACAAGCTAGAGTCTGCTGATCTTGCGGGTTATGCTGAATTAACTGGTGCTACGTTTACAGGTGAAGTAGAGGCCACCGGGTTTAATGGTGATCTTACTGGCGCGATTCTGTTCAAGGGTCAGGCGGGTGAGGCATTAACTAAAGGTGATCCAGTATATATCTCAGGTATCAGCGGCAATAAAACCGTAGTTAGTAAAGCCGATGCCAACGATGCAAGCAAAATGCCTTGCTTTGGTATTGTCGATGCTACTGTGTCGGCTAATGCGGATTGTTCTGTCGTTACATTCGGAACATTGCAGGGGCTAGATACATCATCATTTAGCGAAGGCGATGAACTATTTGTCAGCGATACGGGAACACTGACTACAACTGCGCCTACTGGCGAATCGTCACAAATCCAAAAGATCGGTAAGGTTACGCGCTCTCACGCATCAACTGGTAGCATAAAGGTTATGGGTGCGGGTCGAACCAATGCTGTACCTAACCTTAATGATGGACAATTCTTTTTAGGCAACGGATCAAATCAGGCAGTCAGCACTGACTTCACTACTTCTGTACTAGGCGAAATCAGCGCAGGAACTGGTATCGGCATCTCTGGCAGTGGCGTTATATCCAACAGCGCACCTGACCAGACTGTCGCACTAACAGGAGCAGGAACTACCACTGTATCTGGTACATACCCTAACTTCACAATTACAGGCGCGGGTACAACCTACACAGCAGGGACTGGTATCACCCTAACAGGCACAGAGTTTAGTATTGGACAACCTGTAGCAACTACTGACAGCCCTACTTTTGCAGGATTAACAGTAGACACCGACACCCTCTACGTTGACTCAACAAACAATCGCGTGGGCATAGGGACTAGTTCGCCTAACGCAGACTTACATATAAACAAAAGTTCTGGAGCTAAACTTTGGATAACAGCAGAAGGAAGTAACCCTAGTGATGCAGGTTCTTTGCGCTTTTCAGAACTAAGCGACGGTAATAATTACTTTGAGTTTCAACACAATGGTAATGCTAACAAGTTAAATCTCACTACAAGTAATGGAGATTTAGTTACTTTTGACAGGATTAATAAAAGAGTGGGCATAGGGACTACATCGCCTAGCGCAGAAGTTGATATTGTTAGCGGCAGTGCTGTAGGGCTTAAAGTCAACCACGATAACTTTTATCAGGGGATTGTGTCTTACCGCAACCATGCTACTAACTCAGCTAGTTTTGTTTTTGAAAACACTAGCGGCAGGCAAGGTACTCTATATACACAAAATAATTTTCCAATGTGGCGTGATGGTACTACAATAAACTCACACAAGATTTGGACAGCAGGAAACGATGGCGCAGGCTCTCTTTTAGATGCGGATACTGTTGACAGTCTACAAGCCTCACAGTTTCTACGCTCTGATACTTCTGATAGTTTAGCGGGTAATTTAACATTTAGTAACTATGCTTACAAAGCACAATGGGGAACTGGAGGTTCTTACGTAACAGGTGGTCCTTATGTCAGCTATAATCTTTCGGTAGCGGCGGCATCAGGAAGTGTTTACTTTTATAGTATTGGTCAAAGCGGTGAGATTGCTAAGATAGGCAGAACAGAATCAATGTTTAAAACCGCAGTTAAGATTGATTCTGGCTATGGACATACGGATATCATAGCTCCAAACATGGGAAGCCCCATGTATATAAAGGCTAATGATGCTAATTGTTTTTATCTGTATACAAACGGAAACGTAACTATACCAGATGGCGACCTCACTGTTGATAATGGGACTACTACAAAAGTAAATGTCGTTTCTAACGATAATGGGCAATCAGAAATAAACCTGTACGGAGTTAGCCAAGGCACAGGTAGAGTTTATGTAGGACAGTCTCTCTCTTATGGTGGTGGGATTGAGTACAATGGAGACAACAGCCCTGCAACCTCTGGTGCTAGTGCGGATAGAATAACACTGTATAGGCGAACAAACGGCACAAACTACTGGACTGCACAAAATGCACATAGTAGTAATAACTGGTCTTTCCGTGGAACTATTACGCAAAACGCATCTGATGAGCGTTTAAAAGAAAACATTACACCTATAGAAAATGCTTTAGACAAAGTATCTCAGCTTAAAGGAGTTACTTTTGATTGGAAGGATGATGTAGAAGAGAAAGGTTTCATACCTTTTGCAAAACATGAAACAGGTGTTATTGCTCAAGACGTTCAAAAGGTTATACCTGATGCCGCTGTACCTGCTCCCTTTGATGAAAACTATCTAACAGTACAGCACGAAAAGATAATCCCTCTTTTAATTGAGTCTGTAAAAGAGTTAAAACAAACTGTAGATACCTTACAAGCACGTATAGACGAACTGGAGACTAAGTAATGATAACGTGGGAAATAGTAGCACTAGAAAGAAAAGCTACTGATGGCAGTGTTATTAAAGTTCATTTCTGTGCTTCTAAAGTTGACGGAGAACATACTGGTGTACTGCACGATGATTGTAGATTCCGACCAGATTCTTCTTCTGAAAGCTATACGCCTTTTGACCAACTAACGCAAGAAGATGTTATTGGTTGGCTACAGGCAAAATACGCTGACGGTCTAATAGAGCAAATCTTAGACGAGCGAATAGCAGAAAGTAAATCTCCTTCCATAGTTGATGGAGTGCCTTGGTGATGATTGACCCAGTAACAGCATTATCAGTTGCCGCTAACGCTTTTGGTACAGTTAAAAGAATGGTGGCCGCAGGTCGAGAAATAGAAGATACGCTTACACAAGTGGGCAGATTCTATGGTGCTGTTTCTGATCTAGCAGAGCATAAGCGTCAGGCAGAAAATCCCCCGCTATTTAAAAAGATCATTGCCAGTAAATCGGTTAATGAAGAAGCGATGGAGATATACGCCCGCCAGAAGAAAACTCAGCAGATGGAGCGTGAATTACGCGAACTGTTAATGTTCCAGTTTGGAGAAAACGGCTATAAAGAACTTGTGGAGTTAAGGCGGTCTGTACAGGCGCAAAGAGAGAAAACAATTTACTTACAGGAGCGCAAGCGCAAAGCGTTTTTCTGGAATACAGTGCAAATATCAGGGATACTTGTATTAGGTTTTGCTATATACAAGGTATTTTCATTTATTTTAGGAGTGTCAGATGGCAACGGTTAAGGAAGCCCTTTTAAAACTTGAGGCGCATGAGCGTGAATGCGCTGTAAGAATGCAAGTAATTGATGAGCGATGCCAAGGCATAGAAAAGCGTCTGGATCAAGGCAGTGAGCGTTTTAAGAAAACCGAACTTATGCTTTGGGGTATATACCCGTTGATTATTGGATTATTTCTATTAGAGAAAGGTGTCATATGAGTTTACTGGCTACACTCGCGCAACCTGTCGCGGGGCTTTTAGATAAGTTCATTGAGGATAAAGACCAGAAGAATGCTTTGGCGCATGAAATTGCTACATTAGCAGAAAAACAAGCGCATGAAAGTGTTATAGCGCAACTAGAAGTCAATAAAGTTGAAGCGGCACACAAGAGTTTATTTGTCGCGGGCTGGCGGCCAGCAATCGGCTGGGTCTGCGTACTGGGCATGGCGGGGAACTTTATCACAATACCTATTACCAATATGATCCTAGAGTTAGCCGGGTCAGACGTCACTGTTCCGTTAATTCCAACAGGCGAAATGATGCCTGTCTTAATGGGTATGCTTGGACTTGGAGCAATGCGTAGCGTGGAAAAGGTTAAAGGCGTACAGAGAGAAAACTAATGGCTAAATCACCTAAGAAAGATGAACCGAAAAATTACTTCAAGCCGAAAGAGTTGAAGTGCAAACATACTGGCGAGGAAGGTTTTGATGATGACTTCTTGGCAACATTGAATGCTATTCGCCACGAGTGCGGTTTTAGCTTTGCCCTATCCAGTGCCTACAGAAGTCCACAGCACCCCATAGAAGCTCGTAAAAACAAGCTAGGAGCGCATACAACAGGTAAGGCGGTGGATATACTGGCTAACGGAGAAAAGGCTTTAGAGATCATTAGAGTAGCTCAGAAGCATGGTATTCAGCGCATCGGCATACAGCAGAAGGGTGGCGGCAGATTTATTCACCTAGATGCGTGTACTGAAGAAGATGGATTTCCTACCCCTGCGATCTGGTCTTATTAGTTCCACGTAGAACATATAACAAATCGCCCTGCCTGTCGCGGGGCTTTTTTTTATATATTAATTAACAAAAAGGTTTACATTTCAATAGAATGGGGGTATAGTTACACCTCAATCAATCAAAAAAGGTAATAATTATGTTAGGTTCAGGTAGCTTACCAAATACAAGCCGCAAGGCAGTGCGTCATGGTCATAAGGGTAACGTCAAGAAGTATCAGGTTTTGAGCAGAGTAAAGTGCGCTGAAGAACGTGCAGAAATGAAAGAGTTTGGTATTACAGATGCTGATGAATGGACTTTGGCTCACGAAGGCAAGTTAACGGCAAATAAAGCCGCTGATCTTAGCCTGCGATTAGAGCGTATCGGCCACGCCACCAAAACCATCAACCTTAACTTAATCAAATAATCTAATCGCCCCCGAAAGGGGGCAACAAAGGGGAAATCAAAATGGCTAAATTAGTAATCAATACTCAGTTGCAAGAAAACTACGGGGCGCACACTTGGTTGGGTGATGGCGAATGTCCGCAATACTGGAAGTTCAAAGGCGGTAATACATACGTTTTAGAAAACTTATCTAATGCCTGTGTTAAAAGAATCCTTGAGAACGGTATTCCTACCCTTGATAAAACCATCACTAAGCGTGATGACTATTGGGCTGAATACATTTTAGATTGGTCAATAGAAGATGATGACAAGGTGGTCTGTGAAGAATGGGAATCACCCTGTCTTTTAGAGTTCACTGATGGTAAGTGGATGTTTGAATATACAAATCACTGGGACAAAACCAGTAAATTCGAACTGGGTACTACCATCTAGCAAATCTCCCCTGCAATCCTTTGCCCCTTCGGGGGCTTTTTTTTGGATTAATATTAACGAAAGGGTTTACTTTTATGTTAATATCAGGCATAGTGACACTTCATTCAATAAAACGAGGCAGTAAATATGAAAGATTACAATGGTTGGACAAATCGCAATACTTGGCTTATCAACCTGTGGTTCGGTGATTATATCCGTCAAGAGTTAGAAGAAGATGCCGCGACTACAGCAGAAATGCTAGAAAACATGGTTATGGATTGCATCCAAGAAGAAGTGAAGCTTTGCTCCTTGATGCTTCGTGATTTCCTAGACTTTGATGGAATCAACTGGGGTGAAATATGGGAGCATCACTGTATGGACATTTTTTATGGAGCAGAAGCCAATGATTAATTTTGAAAATCTTACTGCCTATGAGCGCGGTGAATATGACTGCCTTCATGGGCATGATGTCAGGGATGATCAAGAGCAAGAGTATTACTGGGGTTACGCTGACCAGTATGCAACAGAGCAGTGTGAAACTGCAAAAAGCGAATTGACTGTAGGAGGTTTAAATGAGCTTATCTAAACAAGTTTGGCAGACTTTATCTGCTATTGATGTATCTCAGCATATTGAGAAAAAAGGCAACTTATCATACCTGTCGTGGGCTTGGGCTTACGGCACTATGATGGAGCATTATCCTGATCTGCACTATTCTTTTGAAGTTCATAAATGTGAAGATACCAATACTGTGGAGATTAACTGCACAGTTCACATTCATACGGGCAGTGAACAGGATCAGGTGATGATGCGGCATATGTGGTTGCCTGTTATGGATCACCGAAATAAAGCAATACCTAACCCTGATGCGTTTGCTATCAATTCTAGCAAGATGCGTTGCTTGGTTAAGTGCTTCGCAATGTTTGGGTTAGGGCATTACATATATGCGGGGGAAGATATCAACCCTGTAGTTGCTAATGCGATAATCACTGAGGATCAGGCCAAAGAACTGAAGGCAATGATTCATGAACGTGATGCTGATGTTGCCGCATTTTGTAAGCACTTCAAATGCGAAAATCCAAGCCAATTACTCGCTTCTCAGTTTGACCGGGCTATGCATGCCCTGCGAACTAAGCGAAGGAGTGAAGGGTGAACAAGAAAATTGTCAGCCTGATATGCCCGATGTGTGATGACGCATTGGGAGCCTATCAAAGATCATCTGACGATCCGGACTGTGCATATATTTTGGAATCGTCATGTGTTGATTGCGCTATTTTAGTCCAAGCGTATACGCCAACTGCGGAATATTTCAAGAAATTTCATGAAAGAATTGCAAAGGAGGTAGAGAGTGATAATTTTAGATCACGAACAAGGCACTGAGGAGTGGTTTGCCGCTAGGCGTGGTAAACCTTCCGCAAGTAACTTTGGGCGGCTTATAACGAGGACAGGGAAGCCGTCTAGTTCAGCCGAAGGGTATATCAACCAGTTGATAGCAGAACGTCTTACAGGAAAATCTGAGCCTATCTACATCAATGAATGGATGCAACGAGGCACAGAACTTGAGCCAGAAGCTAGGGAAGCATACGAGTATGTTAGTGGCAATGATGTTCTTGAAACTGGATTCATACTCGATACGGGTTGGCGTTGGGGCTGTTCGCCTGATGGCCTGATAACCAATCAAGGCGGCATAGAAATAAAATGCCCTGCGCCCACAACAATGGTTAGCTATTTGCGTGACCCAGAAGTTGGCGTAAAGAAGTACTGGCAACAAATACAAGGATGTATGTGGATAACTAATCGGGATTGGTGGGATTTTTTCGCGTATCACCCTGAGATGCCCCACGTTTTAGTTCGAGTTGATCGTGATGATCAATATATTGAAAAAATGGCTGAAGAAGTAACCAAAGCCGCAAATGAGATAGAAAACCAACTGGAGAAGTTAAAATGAAAGTAGGATTAAGTGTTCGTATTGATGTAACCAAGATTGATAAGTCTAGACTGTATAAGGGGGAGAAAGGAACATATCTTGACCTGACTACCTTCGTTGATACTGCTGTAGCCGATCAGTATGAGAATAATGGCTTTATCAGCCAGACGTTGAGCAAAGACGAGCGTGAGGCCAAAGTTCAGACGCCAATCTTAGGCAATGTCAAAGTGTTCTATACCGATTCAGGTTCACCCGCAGGGTCAGCGGCTCAAGGCAATACAGCGGCAGAGGAATCTGCATTTGATGATGAAATACCATTCTAGGGTAAAAAAGCCCCCCTCGCGGGGGGCAAACCATAGGAGGTTGTGAGTCGGGGGAACCCACTCAATTAATATAGCATAGGATAATAGAAGATGAAATTAATACATGCAGGCGATTGCCTTAAAAGAGCGCAAGCAATGCGGTCAGTTAATAGTAGAGAGTTGGCAAAAATTACTGGAACATCACCACAACAGGTATTAAGGTGGCGATCCAATGCCAATATTAAGTTGCATACCTTACAGTTGATATGCCTTTCGTTAGATATGACGATTCAAGAATTTACCAATTTGTAAAATATTTATACAAATAGGTTTACATTTGCGTGTATTACAGGCAAACTTCAAAAAGTGATCGGGCTAGAGGCTGACGAATCCCTTAAATCAAACGTCAGAGTCGCGTTGCCAATTGCGGACATAGCCCCTGCGATAACTCGGTAGTTATCAACGGATAGATTAGATATTCGATACGGTCACGAACTTTACCGCTGAGTCGCGTTAGCCCTCAGGTCGATTAATTAGCGTTTTGTTGTTAAAGGGTTACATTCGCCCTTATAAAAGTTTATAAAAAAATAATTTATTAATCATCAGGCGAGGCTTGCCGAGCCATAGGAGTTTAAAATGACACAACAAGAAAGAGTCTTATCTTATTTGAAAGAAGGTAACAGATTGACTTGTTTGAATGCTTTTAACGAATTAGGTATCACACAAGTTGCTAGTCGTATATTTGAGTTGAAAGAGCAGGGTCACGATATCCGCAAAAAAATGATTTCAGTGACCAACCGATATGATGAAAAATGTTCAGTGGCTGAATACTACTTGGGGAGTGAATGATGTTATTAAATACTAATGAAGATTGGCAACCGGAAGAATCAGATATTATCGCGTGGCAGAGAGCATATCCTGCTATCAATGTTCATCAGGAACTAGCCGCTATGGAGTCATGGCTTGACGCTAACCCTACGAGGCGCAAAACGTCTAGGGGTATCAAGCGATTCGTTAATTCATGGCTATCTAGGGCTCAAGATAAGGGTGGTTCACCTCAAGCCCGGTCAGGAACGAAGAGTGATTCTATTCGCGCCAAGTCTATTGATATGCAACTCACTGATATCTCATGGCTAGATGGTGAAGATTACGAAATGATGAAGCAGTATTATATCCAGAAGCGCGGATTCTATTATGACGGGGGTCTAATCAATGGCTAGTAAATATCATCCCGCCCTGATTCCATTTAAAGGCGATCACCCGTATTTTAAAGATGGGGAAAGTTACAGCTACAGGCAATATAGTGATTGGACTTTTGAAAATGATGAGCGCAACGGAATAGTTCCTTCTACCATGAAAGGTAGGTTGCGGCATGAAGAATTTTGCGAGGCAAGGCACTTGTATCCGATTGCTGACTTTGCCGCTACAAGCGAAAAGGTAAAGCTACTTAAAGGCTACTGCAAAGAAACCAGGCTAAAGGTTTTAAACAGACCGCGACTAGAAACTGATTCTGAGAAGATGATGGGTAAATGGCTGAAAGTTAAATTTTGACGCAGGGGGATTTCGTGAAAATTAATAACCCGAAAGATGGCGAATCTGCATTACCTTTCTTAATGAAACGGATACAAGAGTGGGACTACACTGTCCCGCTCTGCATCAAGTTAGAAAAGTATGACGATGGCCGCTCACTAAGTCAGAACGCACTATTCCATGTCTGGTGCGCTGATCTCTCGAAAGCATTTATTGAAAAAATACCGACAGCAACTAAAGAAAACATGAAGCTGATGTTAAAGCAAAGGTTTTTAGGTACTTATGACGTCAAGGTAGGAAAGACAGTTATTGAAGGGCAAGTGAAATCATCTTCTAAACTGACGAAAGGCGAAATGGTTTACTTTATGGATAACGTGTATCATTGGGCGAGAGATAACGGGGTATTGCTAAAAGTGCCGCATGATTCGGAATACGCGAGGCTACAAAACCAACAGGAGCAGTAAATGGATAAGATTGATCCTAGAGTGCTAAAAGAGTTTGCAACTACAAACAGGCATCACGAAGTATTAGATGCTGTTATCAGTGAAGGGTCAGCGAACAAGGCGGCCAAGTATCTGGGTTGCGGTAGGCGAGTTGTTGACAAGATGCTTGCTAGGCTAGAAAAGAAAGCGGCAAGTCAGGGCGTATCACCTCACAGGGATTTGGTTCATCAGACCGCAGAAGGATTTGAAGCCAAGCGAATATCAACCGCATACAAAGATGACGGCTCAGTCGCCCTACAGTGGGTTATTCAGGAGCCAGAAAAGCGCGATATAAGGGCGAAAGTTGAAGCCATTGTTGAAGGGCTGACTGACGAACTAAAAGGGTTTAAAAAGGCGGGAAAATCGCCTGCAAAGGTAAATTCTGACTATCTAGCGATGTATATGGTAGGCGATCACCATTTCGGAATGTTGGCTGATTCTGAAACTAAAATGGATGACGATGATTGGGATATAAAGATAGCCACGCAAATTCTAATAGATGCAACTGAAAGATTATCCAAGCGCGTAGGCGATGCAGAGATTGGTGTTTTGCTGAATGTCGGTGATTTCTTCCATGCTGATTCAAGCAAGAACGAAACGACAGCAGGAACTAGGGTTGATGTAGATACCCGCATAGGCAAGACGTTCAAACTAGCGGGTCGGTTATTTCAAATACTGATTGATAAAATGCTACAGCACCATAAGCAAGTAGTAGTTATCAACGTGCGCGGAAATCACGATTCAGACATGGCCTGTCATTTATCTAGCTGTATCGATTTGCTTTACAGTGAAGATGACCGGGTCAGAGTACTGCCTAATTATTCAAAGTTTATACATTACCAGTGGAATAATAATCTGTTCGTTTTCCATCATGGTGATAGAATTAAGCATGAACAAATCCTACAGGCAGTGATTAAAAATTTAGATGACCAGTGGAGCCAATCTAAAAATCGCTACTGCCACTTAGGGCATATACACCATCATACCGCGAGAGAAGTTGGATCAATGCATTTTGAACACTGGGGTAGTCTGACAAGTACAGACCAGTGGCATTCAGATTCTGGTTATGGTGCAGAGCGTTCTATGACTGCTGTTGTTTACCACAAAGATAGCGGTGAAGATTCACGAGTTAAGATTAAGGTAGGAAAATGAGCAATGTTGTTAAATTCCCTGAAAACGGTATCAAACTGGTTCGCTTATATTGTGATGATTGCGGTAGCCCTTTGCAGTATTGGGTTTCTGCTGACGGGGATTCTTATGGCCTATGTCACACTTGCGATCTTCATCAACCTGACGAAGTTATTGTCACTAATAAAAAGGTTCATTAATGGAAATTTACCAGAAACAAGTAGGCGGCGACCACTACGCCAACAAGAAGATTCAACCAATACAATACATCATGGCTAACGAGTTGTCGTTTTGCGAGGGCAATATTGTTAAGTACATCACCCGATGGCGGGAAAAGGGCGGGGTTGAAGATTTACGCAAAATCAAAGAGTATTGTGACTTTCTAATTCAAGGAGAGATAAGTGGCGAAGAAGAAGAAATCTACCATAGCGCAGGAAGTGGAGAAATCCGCAAAGTTACTTCAAAGATTGGTAAGGCTAAAGGCATCAGATGATAACGGGTATTGCCAGTGTGTTACTTGCGGGAAAATAGACCATTATAAGAATATGCAGGGCGGTCACTTTATCCCTAGAGGCCGAACTATTTTTAAGCTGTTTGAAGAAAATATCCATCCTCAATGCCCTAGCTGTAATCTGTGGGGCATGAAGCAAGCGCACTACGTTTTGAGATACAGGCAGTACATGGTTGATACTTATGGGGAGCGCAGGGTCAAGGCTATGGAACGCTTGGCTTGGAGGGCATCGCCAAAGTTTGATAGGGAAGAAGTAATTCAATTTGCGCGTGACTTGAAAGACAAAATTAAAGATGAGGAGTGGAGAATAGGCGAATATTAACTTTTTTAACTTTTTTTTGTCCTAGGGGTTTACATTTGTGTAAATCTCAGGCATAGTTACACCTCAATCAATTAATAAAGGTCATAAATATGTATAACTTCACTGAAAACGAAAAACTCGCCGCGCTTCATCTTGTCGATGACTGCTTATATTCAATGGGCGGTAAAAGACCTCTCGATATTTTCAATGACGAATATAACTGGACAAGTTCAGAGGTCCTTATGAGTTC